AAACTTTCAAGTCCATTTTACTCCGCTGAGGGCGCAGTGTAGCCCTTTGCCCGTGCGCTATCAGAAATGCCGGAAGTGGTCGGGTCATTCAGCGCACTCCAGATATTGCTTGCCACCAGAAACAGGCAGTACGGATTGCTGAACGCGCCGGTAATAACGTTCCACAGCCCTGCCCAGGTGGTCATATCCGCAGCGGTCAGACCGCTGTACGCCAGCACGGTCGCCAGCGCGCCGGTCAGCACCTGCACCCAGAATACCGGGTTCTTCAGACGAATTTTCCAGTTCATGTATAGTCCTCCTTATCGTGTAATTTGATCAAGAGCAATTCCTTCAAGAAACTGCTCATACTCGTGCTGCGTTTTCTTGATCGCCGCCAGACCTTGCTCAACTTCACCATTGCAGTGACCTCGCTTGAGGGCCATAGCAACGCCTACGGTCAAACGACAATTCGCGTCAAGCATAGCGAGCTGGAGTCTACCTTCCTTTGCACGCTGTTCGGCACGTCGGTCGATACGCTCCTGCTCCGCCTGCTCACGCTTTTCTCGCTTAGACGATTGAGCTGCCATAGCTGCACAGATAATAGCTGCGACGGCAGCAATGAACGCGCATAAAATCTCTACCATCCAGATACCTCCTTCAGATATGCGAAAAGGGCGATCTCTCGCCCCTTTCACACACCATCTTCAGATCAGATACCCAGCAGTTCGTGGTCATGGCGGCTCATCAGCTCCGGCACACCGGTCTCAACCGAACGCCAGTGCTTGTACTGGGCACGAGCAAGGTCATCATGCTTCAGGTGATGGATGTGATCGAACTTATCCAACTGCACGCCGATATCGCCGGTCAGCTTCTTGATCTCTTCATGATTCTTCACATAAATGTTGTTCGGATACATAACTTTTTGTCCTTTCTGGGCGATTGCCCTATCGCAAGTGTAAAAATTCCAGCTATTTTTGTCGTTAGTCGAAGATTTTGTGCAATCGGTCCTCGACCCAGACGGCCACCGCCGACAGCGCGGCCCACGCCAGCGTAAACTGCGGGCACACCTGCCCCATGATATTGCCGGGCACGCCGGAGTAGTCCCATATATCCAGACCGAGCCAGACATTGAGCACCATACCTGCCAGCAGCTCCATCACGGTGCAGATCACAGCACCCTGTGCCATCTGCAAGATGATCGGCGGTCGCTGCTGGATCTCATTCAGCAAGCCAACTGCCACAAAGCACACGCCGCCGAGGATACCCATAGACCAGTGCGTGTAGCCGCGCCATGCGATCTCGATCAGCATGTACATCACGCCGCCGATCACCGCGAACAGCAGGTGCTCAAGCACAGACTTAGGTGTAATTCCATGCAACGGCAAGCACCTCCTCTGCCGTCTCGGCATTGCGGAGATCCACCTCTGCTGCCTGCTGGATGCTCACGCGCGGCTCAACGTAGGCTGCAATCGCCAGTGCCAGCGCACACAGATCGGCATACTGCCAGACCGTACACTCATCGCCGGTGGAGTTCCAACGCAGCTCACGTTCCACGCCCGCAGACTGCGCAACCTGCTGTACCGCCAGTGCAGAGGTAAGCTGTGCCTGCTTTTCCGACGTTACAGCATACTTCTTACCATCCGTCCATGTCAGTGGATTTTCGGACAGCCATGCAGCGAGGTCTGCCTTGCTGTCTGCGATACGCTGCTTACGCAGATCATCAACTGAGGTCAGCGGTGTGCCATACAGCTCCTCACCGACGGCCTGCAACAGCAGTGCGTCAGCCTGTGCGGCTACACGCTCCTGCAAGTCCGCGCCATCGGCAACCTCGGTGACATACTCGTCATACTCCCACTGCGTGTTTCCGTCTGCGCCTGTGGTTTCAACCGGATTCAGGCAAAACCTTACCCACGCGCGTCCCGGCTTGTTCGGCATACTGTTCGCCGTGATTTTCTCCGGCTTGTTGTCGCCGTGTACCTTCATTTAGATCACTCCTTTCTTATGGCTCGCACAGGAGACGCGCGGAAACGTTCGAGTAAGAACCCGATGAAGAGGTGCTCGCATTGAAGCTCAACAGACCTGCATACGTACCTTCGTTCCAGTCGCCACCAACACACAACACGCGCCAGTCGGGGTCCGAATACGCATAATCCGGGACGTATGTTGTTTCCGAGCCGCCAGACGTTTTCGGAATGAGCAGACCATTGTCGGTAACGGTCAAGTCCTTAATCCAACCGCTTGCGGGCAGCGTGCCAATATTGGTATAACCGGTTGCTGTATCGTCCGCGTACTTGCTCGGGTCGGTACAGTAGTAAGCCGCTGTACCGTTGGCGTTAAAGCCGTCTACCCACTGGTACACGTTGCCCCAGAGGTTTTCAATACCTCTGTATTGAACATTGCCCCATGCACTATTTCCATACGTAGTTTCACAACCTGTATGATAAACCATTGCATCAGTTTTTCCTGATGGTGCTGAGTTGCCGTACTTGTACGCATATCCATTGCCTATTTTGCTTTGTGCGTTCCAATCCGCAAACTCAACAATGTACAAAAAGATAATTGCGCAATATGTTGCGAAATCGTACAAGTGCCACTTGTCGCCGTTTTTCTTAGCGTTGCTGCATGCGGTTGTGCGAGTGATATTTACAGTAGACGTAACACCGGATTTACTTCCGGGAATAGTGTATCTTCCCACATACTTTCCACTGCCCGGATGTTTCGTCATTCCAGTCTTGGGCTTATCCGACACATAGAAATACTGCTTCGTACCGTTACGTTTCGCCGCAACATAGAACTCCGGAATAAACACCATGGTAAAGTTATTAGAACGTGAGAACTTGCTGTCACCTTTCCATGCTGTTACAGCGCCCGCATTGTTCAGATTGCACTCTTTCATGCCGCTCCATGGCATAAAGCTGTCAAAAGGACTCGAACCTGCACCCGTACCAACCGCCGGAACCGGCTCAGTCGTTACGCTCTTAGTTACCAATCCGTAAGGGTCGGTTTCCGGAGTTAAGCGCGTCAGTGCGGTACTGCTGTTGCTCGTATCCCACACCACACCAAACACGTTAGCGTAACTCAGCGTCAGCGTCTTACTCTGCCCGCTGGCGGTAATGTTTACCGTACCCTCTGCGGTCTGGTCACCCTTGGTAGCCTTGATTGCCCAAGTACCCGCCTTACCGACGGTAAACACAGCCGTACCGGTGCTCGTCTTGGTCAATACCGTACTGCCGAGCGTCGCAGTAACAGTCGAACCGCTGTCCACGGTTACGGTAATCGTGGACTGGAATTTCTCAAGCGTTACGCTCAATGCTGTGTAATACGCCTTGGTTGTAACCTCGGTTGTATACGTCGTACCGGACAGTGCAGCACTCAGGGTGTAGGTAGTGTTAATGCCGAGCACGCTTACCGTTGCCGTCTTGCTGCTGTCAACCGTGCCGGTGTAGGTTTCGCTGCCGCCATTGAGCGTCCATACCTGACCGACAAAATCGCTTGCAAACGTCAGCGTAATGCGACTACCGCCGGATGCAGGCGCGTCTACCTCGCCCACGGTATCAGTTGCCGTAAAACCGAGGTACTTTCCCTTCTTGCCCTTGATTTTGTCCTGTTTCTTGGCAAACTGTGCAGAATGTGCGCTTGTGCTCGTGTTATGCGCGGACACCACACTTGCGGCTGTGCCGGACGGGTCAGCACCAACGTCACCGGCACCCAGCGCATCTACTTTCTTTTCAAGCGCTGCTGCCGCTCCGGCTTTTTCCGCACCAAGGTCAGCAGCGGTCAGACTTCCGTCCTTGACAACCTTTTTCACTTCTGCTGCAAGTTCAGCGGTCTTTACGCGGGCATTAGCAGCATCAACGTTATTCTTCAGTTCTGCGTCAATCTTATCCCAGTTTTCATTTCTGGCTTCTACATTGTAGAAATCCTGCGGACTGTGTTTATTCAGTCCGTAGTTTGTCGTTTTACTCGCCATCCGACAACACTTCCTCTCTAATTTCAAAATGCGTAAGCAAGGCAAGCTGTGCATGTGTGAAGCGGGTCAAGTCTGCGTGTTGGTTGTACAGCAACGACGTTGTGCAGATCATGTTCGCAGGCACAATGTCCGCAAGCAGTTCTTCAACTGCCTGCTGATTGCGTTTCGCAGTCAGCGCGACTTTGACCGTCAATGTGTACCTGTTGCCGTCCAGTTCCAGCTTGTAGCCGTCCGCACCGCAGAGCGTTTCAAGCTGCTGCCGCAGGCGGCGCACCGAGAACGGCAGCTGTGCACTGATTCTCGCCAGCACGCGGAACCGGCGCTCGTCCAGTGTGTCCGTGTCCATCGGCGTAATCTTGAAGATTTTCTCATACCGAGCGATACCGCGTTCTCCTGCCGTAGTGACAAACTGTGCATCCAGAACCGCAGTGGCAGCGGCGTTCAGCCGGTCAAATTCCGGCTGTTCCGTCTTGCACAACAACGGGAACTCATAGGTTTTGAGTAGCACCGGCGGCAAGTAGTCCTGCAATTTCTTACGCATTACGCACCTCCGATACTGCCGAGGCGTGGAATTTCGTCCGCTGCCAGCTCGATGTTCTTCACACTGCCGTTGATGGTCGTGTCCTCCACGTCCACCACGCAGTCGAGTGCAAGCAGATGCGTCTCAATCTGCGAGATACGGACAACGGTCGTCGCACTGTCCGCCCAGACCTTCGCAAGCTCGGCAAAGTACATCTTGACCGCGCTCTCCACTTGCGACTGTGCGCTCGACCACGCCCAGCCGGTCGCAAAGGTGATATTGGTTGTGATAGCAATGTCGGCATACCTCGCACCGGTAACAGTTACGGTGTGTCCGATCGGAGCCAGACCCATGCCTTCACCGTGGTTCTGTTCGGGGTCAATGGCGGTCTGTACCCTGCTGATAAGCTCGGTGCTCGGTGCGGTAAAGTCGGACGCGATAATAGTCAGCTTGACCGTACCTCCGCCATTCCAGACCGGATAGACCTTGACACCGCCCACGCCGGTAATCGCGTTGACCTTCTCGCGGTAGTCTGCGACATTCCCGCCGAAAGCCTCACCGTCAATGCTGGCGTAGTATTTCTCGCGCAGCGTGTCGGTCGTGTCGCCGTCCTCGGCCGGAATGAGCACCGCTGCAATCTGGGCGGTTTCCAATCCGTTGACCGTCTGGATCGGTAACAGCAGACCGGTGTACTTGTTGCCGACCGTGCCGAGCGTTTCAGCTTCCAGCTTGTAGTGACCTGCCGAGATCTTTTCTGTGATGGTGTAGTTCACCTCATCGCAGTTGAACCGCAGGCCCGCGGTCAGCTCCACACTGGACGGCGTAAACACGCCCTCGATAACAGCAGCCGTTTCACCTTGAATAGCTACGCCGCGTTCCTTGCAGCGCAGCATGAGGTATTGCAGGCTTGCCGTGTCCACAAAAGTTTCGTCCATGACAACATCAAGTTCCATGTAGCATTTGACAAGCTCCGCGGCTGCCGGTGAGAGCGCATCGTAGATGATGCTGCCCTCGCGCTTATCGACCGTATCCGGCACGGATTCCAGCATACGATTCATAATGTAGTCAAACGTCATTTCATCGGAATACTTTCCGATCATGCCGCTTCACCTCCAAACTCAAATTCGCTCTCGACGTCACCCTCGGTCGTGGTTACGGTAAATTTCACAAGCAGGCTGCGCTTTCCCTTGGTGAACGAGAACTGCTCAACCGAGAGCACACGATCATCCGCCATGAGCGCATCTTCAATCGCCTTGGCAACCTTGGCCTGCAGATACGGCGTCATGGTCTGCCCGAGCGGGGCGTTCAGCTCGATACCGTAATTCCAGCTGTAAATCGCGTACTGAAACCGCTCGGTCTGAAGAATCAGGAAGATGGCCTGCTTCATGGCTTCCAGTCCGTCCAGCTTGCCGCCGGAACACGGGTAGCCGTCAAACCGCAGCGCATAGGTGCGCGTAGGCTGTGTTTCAATCTCGAAATCCTGCACGAGATCGTCATTATACTCTGTCGGCAGCATTACAGCGCCCCTTTCTTGTCTAAAATGAGATATTCCTGACCTCCCTGTTTCCTTAACAGAATGAGCTTGTCCCCTACCTTAAACGAGGACGCGCTCACGCCGGTGCGGACGGCTAGAAACTCTTTTTTGAGCGGCAGCTTCTGGTCAATCTGCACCTGAAACGGCGATAACGAAATAACCTTTCCATAGCACCAGTCAGCAGGTCGTCTTGCTTCAAAGACGTTTTCTGCAATCTGCTTCATGGCATTAAACATATCAGGCACTAAACTCACCTCGAATTCCGCTCAGGTACAAATCCATCGTGTACAGGCTTCTGCATGGTCAGCTCACGGTGGATGACGTTGTAGTATTTCATCAGCGCCTTTGCCTTGGTCTGCAAATCGGCGGTGTTAAGGGTGTTATCCAGCTTTTCGTAATACTGGAGCGTGCCCCATTTGCTCTGGCTGGCGGTATTGTTCATCACATGAACCTCTCTGACGCCGGTTTCGTCGTTGTCCCACGCCAGCTTGATGCGGTTGTACACGTCGCTGTCAATCGAGGACGTGTAGCTGTAACCCTGCGCCGTGTCCTCGTCGATGTAGAGCGGCAGGAGCAGGCTCTCGTAGGGTTTGAGGCATAACTTGCCGAAATCGTCATACAAGACGTACACCTTGCCGGTGTTGATGATGGTCAAATCACTGGCATTGCCGAGCATATCAAAGAGCGTCCCCTCCTCGATACGCTGCGGGATTTTGTACTTGGTATCGGTCACGGTACCAACCTTGAGACCGTAGTCCGCAGCCAGCATTTTGAGGACATCGGCGTAAGTCTTATTGACATACGAAATCGTGTCTTTGTTTTTGAAGTACCGCAGCTGGTCATAGGCCGTGACCTTAATCAGCCGATTGTCTGAGCGCGACTTCTTAAAGACGTAGCCGTAGAACACATTCGCGCCATTGAACCGGAACGACACCGGATTGCCCTCGTGGAAGTTTAGCGTTTCATCCTTAACCACGGTGAAGGTTAGCGAAGAAGCGGAATCTCTACGCGAGGTTTCCCATACAATATCACCTTCGATAACAGGTGACTGTAACTGCCCATTCTTGTTCTGAATGATAACCTCCGCGCCTGGCATCTGATAAGACGGCACATCACGCAAGATTTCCTTGCGCGTACCTGCTGCACCTGTGACAGACTTAACAACAACGGTCGTGATATCCTTCTTTTTCTTCTCGGTACTCGAACCGGATGAACCGGACAAACTTGAAGAACCAGAACCGCCGATGATGGCGGTACCTTTTCGCCTGCCCCAGTTGTTACATTCGGCGTTCGAGGACATCAAGAGGTCGAAATGGTACACGCCGTTTTCAATCTGAATCATGCCGCCGCGGTCATTGACGGTGTAGGTCACGCCGTCAAGTGCAGTACCAGTACCCTGCACTGTAACCTTGGTACCAAACGGTACGCTTGGCGGTGCAGCACAGGTGTGCTTGCTCGGGTCAAGTTTGTTTCCCAGTGCGTCAAGGAACCCGCCCTCCATTGCGTTATTCGCCGGATAGTATGCCGTGAACAACGCCTTTACAGTGTTCGTTGCCGTGCCGCCCGACTTCGCGCCGGAATAGTTAGATACTGTGTCCTTCGACGATACATAGTTCAGCGGATTGACCGACGAACCGTTCAAGTGCATACCAAAATGCAGGTGACAGCCGGTCGAGTTGCCAGTTGTACCGACGGCGGCAATCTTCTGACCTGCGGAAACTTTCGCGCCCTTTGAAACATACAGTTTCGAACAATGTCCGTAGAAACTCATCAGACCGCCGCCATGGTTAATACTGATGTAGTTACCGTAACCTCCGTTCAAACCGGATACCGTTACAGTACCAGGAGCGAACGCAAGAATAGGAGTACCCGAAGCAGAAGCAAGGTCTACACCGTCATGAAACTTGACAGTGCCGTAAATTGGGTGTACGCGGTTACCATAGCCGCTCGACATACGCGAGTAGGACGGACACGGCCAAACATATTTACCCATGTTCTCCCCTCCTTAACCCGGCAGCTTGAGCACGGTTCCGGGATAAATCCACCAACCGTTACTGCTGCTTGATCTACCGTATTTCTTAGCTGCGGCTTCAATGGCAGCCTTATTCAGGCTGTAAATGCTCGTCCACTTAGAGCCGTTCCCCAGCTTCACGCGAGCAATGTCCCACAGCGTGTCACCCTGTTTAACAGTGTACGTTTTGTTCTTAGGTGCCGTAGTGGTGTCGCGCTTCTGCGTGACGGTCGCTTTCTTGGTGGTGGAATTGCTACCCTCGCTCTTTTTAAACTCGATCAGCTTTGTCTTGACATCCACATAAGTCAGCAGTTCGATTTTCGCCATCACGTCAACGCCGTAGCTACCGGCGTCCTCGCTCAGTTCATAGCTTTCCAACGATACCATGAGCGGCTTGTCCGGGTCGTTCGTCATCAGCAGATTGCCTGCGTCGTCCGTGCGGATAACCAAAAACTCAAACGGCTTGCACTCGCGCTTGAGCTTTTCCAGCAGTGACATATAATACTGTGCCGGCTGGTAGCCGTTCGGGTAACACGCAAACGGGTATTCCCTGTTCGGCAGGAGCGCATTGAAGCTGTACTTGCTCAATCCGGGTGTCTTGATGATGTTGCGCTGACCCTCGTTGATGAGGTTGATGGTCTTGTTCTGGTTGCTGATCTTGATGGTCAGCGCCGACGGCGTGACCGGAAGGCGCACACCATCCATATAAAATTCATACATCAGATGTGCACTCCTTCCGCACTGGTGACAAGCGCCTCGGTGACCTTGGCTTCCAGCAGATTGACTACGCCGTCCAGATCCATCTCGTTCGAGATGTTGTTGTGGTTGACCATTTCCACCTTGATCTCGGCGGTGGTGTACTTGTTGATGACCTGCCGCTCGGCAATATCGCGCAGCAGCTTGATGTCGTCCGTGGATACGCTCACATCGTCCGCAATCTGTGCGGTGTTGTCCGCAATGTTAGACAGTAGACCCGTTGCCGGATCGTCCGGCAGGTCAAGACCCAGCTTTTCGGAGATGCTGTTCTGGAGGTTTGCGCCCCAGTTGTAACCGTTGGCGTAAGCCGTTGAATACTCGATCTTCTCCTTGTGCTTAACGTACTCCGTCCACCCGGACTGATCCTTAATCTTCTGGATGCTGTCGGTGTAGCTGTCGTAGAACGTGTCCAGACCGCTGGTGATGTTGATCTTCACGCCCGGAATAAGATTGATGAGCTTCTCGATTGTCCTCACCATACCGCGGATGACGCCGACAACATACTGGCTGAGCTGCAAAAACAAAATCTCGATCGACGCAATCGGGTGCTGAAACACGTTGCCAAGGAAGTTGATAAGATCGGCAATGACGTTGTAGACCGGCAGATAGAACATATTGTAGACAAACGCGCCTGCCATCGCGAACAGGCCGCAGATCACGCCGACGGCGCTCGTCGTTTCGTTCTTTGCCCGGTTCGTGTAGTTGATGTACGCGGCGATAACGCCGATCAGAATGATGATCGAGCCGATAATCAGCACGATCGGGTTGAGCGACATCACGGCATTGAGCATTTTCTGTGCGGCAGTCAGCGTCTTCGTAGCCGCAGCACAGATCTTCGTCCAGTTGGCGGCCACCGCAAACAGTGCAAAGGCTGCCGCAGCCGCAAGCACCAGCGGGCCGATGACCTCAATATTGTTCGCCACCCAGTTGATGGCTTCGAGCAGCGGCTGCAAGGCCATGATCGCCATGTTGCTGGCCTGCGTCCAGACGTCCGACCAGGTGAGCGGAATCTCGCTGAACTTCTGGTTGGTTTCCTCCGCCGAGGACAGCAGCGCGGACTTGACAACGCCCGCCGTCAGCTCGCCCTCCTGCGCCATGCTGCGGATCTCACCGACCGATACGCCGAGGTAGTCCGCAATCGACTGAATGATAGTCGGTGCCTGCTCGAATACCGAGTTCAGCTCCTCACCGCGCAGCACGCCGGAGCCCATGGCCTGCGTGATCTGCAGCATGGCGGCTGCCTGTCCCTCGGCCGAGGTACCGGCAATCTTGAACTGCTTGTTCAGCTGCTCGACAAACGCGATCGTTTCCTGATTGCTGCTGAATGCATCACCGGCAAGCAGACCCATCTTAGCGACTGCGTCAGCCGTAGCGTTGTACGCGCCGCGCGAGCGCATAGCCGACTGATAGATCAGCTCCTGCAGGTCGGCAGTGCTTTGCAGGCCATCGTTCATCAGATTCAGACGAGCGGTGGTCTGCGTCATTTCGTCCGACATGCTCACGATACCGCTCACCAGCTTGGAGCCGAGGAACGCGGTGCCCAGCTTTTTAAGTGAGGCCGTCAGGTTTTCCGCCGGCGGCTGCGCCGAGGTCATGCTGCTCCGCAGCTCCTCGACTTCGCTCACGGTTCGAGTGAGTTCTTCACGCACACCCGTCAATTCGCTGTTAAATTGTGAATAAAGACCGGTCGGCGCCGCCTGTTCGGTCAGGCTTTGCATACGCTCAAACCGGTCGTTGACCGCACTCAGGTTGGACGCGATACGGCTGAGTACATTACTCATGCCGTCGCGCAGCTGGACGGTGTTGGATAGTGCCAAGTGACTTCACCTCTTTTCGGGCAAAAGAAAAGCAACCACCGTTCCGTGATTGCTTTCGCTTTGCTTATTGATTTGTTAATCCATCAGACCAAGCTGCTGCAAATCTTCTTTGCACAGCCACAGGTTACCCTCCAGCGACATCATGCGAATACCGCTGAATGTACCGGTCTGGTCTTTTGCTGTAAAATTCTCGGGATAATCCGGCACATCGTAGATACTTTCACCTGGAATACCGGTAAGGTAGCCAGTTCGCGTGAAAAATGCCGTCTTATTATAAAACGATTTTCTCACAAAGTTGAGATTTGTCGGCATACCGTAAGCATCGCCCACCCAAACCAGTATATCTACCGGTGTGGTGCATCCGGTGGGGGTAATCAAAATGCTGTAATCGCCGCTGATCGGCATATCCGTAATTGCTCCGATTGCATCTCGTTCTGCAATAGCAGCGTCCAGCTTGGTATCTCCGGTCTGTTCAGCCATCATCATCTCGCTGTACTCGACGTAGGCAGTTTTGGTTTCAGGATCCCAGCCCACCGTACCGCCAAGATACTCGCACGCAGCACGCAGCGGAACCATCGTCTTGCCGTTATAAATCTGCGCTGCCACATCAATGGAATCCGTAGCATCCGTTACGACAGGATTGGTATACAGCACTTGGAAAGAGCCGATTTTAAACAGTACCTCGTAGTGTGTCTGCCCCACGATTGGAAGATGGCCGCCTCCCGCATCTGTGCAGATCGGGATAGTACGCCAGATCTGAATCTCACGGGTCTCCGGTATCCACTCGACATCTGCACCCATAGCTTCTGTCACTGCACGCAGCGGAACGAGCGTTCGTCCGTTCTGAATCATACCCTTTTCCGCTACCAATACGTTATTTACATAAATCGTAACCGGCTTAGGATTTGCCGCAAAGGCGGTCGGCACAAAGCACAGCAGTGCCAGCAATACGGCAGTTATTCTCTTGATCTTTTTCATATTCTCACTCCTTTTGTTCAAGCATATCACAACAGGAATGATTTTACAACCGCCTACTTGTGTTTCGTCTTATTCAGCGCCTTTTCCTCTTCCTCGCCTCGCACAATGCACGAAGCTGTGATAAAGGCTCGCTCTTCCGTCGGCAGGCTCAAAAATGCGGACGGCAGGATGTGAAGCTCCTGCAGGCAGAAATGTGCGACGGAAGCCTCGTCATCCCCGTCCCGAATCAGTTTTTTGCCTGTTCCACCAGATCGAGCTTGTCACCAAAGCCGCAGATGTCGAACAGCTTTTCCGTGTAGTTCGTATACTCGCCCGGCGTCAGCATGGCCGAGATCAGCTCCTCGGCGCATTTCACGCCGTAGCTGTCCTGCAGTTCTGCATCGTTGAGGTTCGGATAAACCGTGCAGGCGGCTGCCAGCTTGGCAAGGTACAGCACGTTGTCGAATTCCTGACGGAAGCTGCCGCGCTTGCCCGGCACCTGTACGCGGTACTGGCAGTCGCGGCGCAGTGTTTCGTCCTCGCGCGAGGAAATGCAGCGCACCTCCCACTCGAGCGGCTTGCCGTCCTCATCGGTGAAGCGGTCAGACACGACCAGCTTCACATTTTCAACCTGCTTGGCGTTCTGCGCCAGAAATGCGGTAAGATTACCCATTGTACAAATTCCTCCTTATTCCATACCGGACAGTTCGGTAAACTCCTCGGGCATATCCCAGCCGTCGAACGTACCGGAAAGCTCCTCGTCAAGCAGACTGTCGCCTGCGTCGAACTTCGCCAGAATCGAGCTGTCGATCAGGCAGCCGGTGTGCGTGATAGTCTGACGGCCGGCGGACGAGGACGGGTCCTCGTTGGACACCTGAATCTCAAACGGCGTCATCCTGCCGGTCTTGCAGTAGGTCAGGAACCAGCGGCGGAACACGCTCTGGTTGAAGTGCGCCGTGCCCTTCCACGAACCGGACCAGCCGGTCGGCTTCTTACCGATGCCGGTACGGCCGAGGATTTTCACGTCCTGCGAGTTGACCTTCGCGGACGATTCAAAGCTGTACAGCTGCATCATATTATAGCGGTTGCCGTCAATAGTGACGTAGCACTCGGCCATCGAGCCGGATACCGCATCATTTGCTTCCATAACAGGAGCGTTCAGCATGACTTTTCCCTCCTTTATTCAACGATTACCTTCATGTAAAGCTGTTCCATCGCGGAAACCGGCTGTACATGGTCCTCGACCGCAACAGACTTCTTCATGTCACCCTGCGACACGGTGACGCTGCTGCTGTCAAAGTTCTCAATGGCGCGGATGGTCTGGAGCTGGGTGTGGTGCGCTACAATGTCGCTCCACAGGCTCACGCGGCCGCTTGCGTCGTTCTGCACCTTGCCGAGGTACTTCAAGTTAAACAGCGATGCAATGTCATTGGCGATCTGGTCGAGCACGCGCATGACCTGATTGGACGAGAAATCCGCGCTCTTTTCATCCGTGACGGACACAAAGGTGTTGATGTCGGTCAGCACGCGCGTCTGGTCGCCCACACGGTGGAACGTGAACTCACCCGCCTTGATCGCCTTTTCAAGCTGGGTCTGGGTGTAGTTCGTGTCGATGTCGTACTCGCCGGTGTAGGTCGAGTTGGTCATCGAGCGATTGACCGCGCACGCGCTTTCCGCGCCGGTCGTCCAGTAGACAGCCGACGGGTCATCAGATGCACCGACCAGACCGTTCTTGACGGAAATCACGCCCTCATAGTCTGCCGCAGGATAGCCATGCAGCACGCACTGGAACTTCACGCCCTGCTCATCACGCAGGCGGCGCGTCCAGTTGGCGAACAGACCCTTGACCGTGCTGTTCTTCGTGTCGCAGCCGACCGCGTTGAAGCTGTACGGCTCGATCTTGTCGAGGAACGTCTGGTAAGCTGCATCCTGCACCGCGCCGGTCGTGCCGCCGGTGAGCAGCAGGCCCGCGTTCTCGGCCAGCGCCTCGCTGCCCTTCCAGTGCAGATAGTCGTTGTCGGAAAGGTCGGAAACCGCCTTAACTGCCTTCTGCGTGTCCACGAGGGTCGTGCCGATATAGGTCGAAACGTCGTAGACCTCGTTCGTCGATGCCGTGAAGCCCTCGTTCTGCTGAATGACGATCTTCAGTTCGTTGCCGATCTTGCCCGGATACTTCGCCTCTGCGTACTTGCAGGCCGCCTTTGCACCGCCGCTGTTCAGACGGAACAGGTGCAGCGTCTTGGCATTTGCGAAGATCTCGCGCAGCGGACGCAGCTCGTCCGCCGTGTAGGCGTAGCCGGTCAGCGCAAGTGAGCCCTTCTGGAACTCGCTGTTCTCGATGGTCACGACCTCGTTCTCCGGTCCCCAGTCGAGGGACAGCGGGAAAGCCGCCGTGCCGCGGTCGCCCAGGGTCGCAGACGCACGCGCCGCCGACACAAAGTTGATGTACGCACCGGGCAGAACCTTGTTCTGTACGGTATACATACCGCCGCCTAAAGCCATTTAATTCACCTTGCCTTTCATAAAGTTGTCGATGAGCGCATCCACCTCGGAAAAGGTGTAGCGCTGATCCTTGTCGAGCAGCACACCCAGCAAGTCGCGCCGCTCGCGGTATCTGTCAAAGGTCAGGAGCTGTGCGCCGGTAAACGCCGGTGCTCCTGCCTCGTTTTTGCGTTTGACTGCCATTGTCAGCCCTCCGTTCCTACGGTTGTCTGCAAATTCTCCATCGGAATATCTTCCGGGATTTCCCGGACAAACTGCCGGTAGTCCGCGAAGAAATGCAGCACCTCGTCTGTAATTTCCCACGAGAGATTGCTCCCGCGCAGGCTTTCCGTGCGCCGCAGCAGCAGCGTGAGCATCTGTGCGGTCTCTCGGCACTGCTCCTGCGGACGGCCGTCCGACGGGAAGAACCGCACGTCCATGTGCTGCACGATCTCATGCAGGCCGGCCGGGTACGGCGTGACGTCCGCACGAAGCTGCCGAATGGAGAAGCACGGCGCAGAGAAGCCCTGCTCGATACGCTCGGTGTAAATGTCGTACTGCGCCGATGGATAGGCCGTGCGCAGCTTATCGACGATTTCCTGTACTACGTTAATCATTTGCCCTCCATCATGCGGCTGAGGAATTCCTCGCTTTTGGCCTTGATAAAGTCCGGCGCAGCTTTTTGCAGGTCGAACAGACCCTCGCGCAGCATATGCTTGCCCTCGACAAAGCCGTTCACAAGGCGCTTGCCGATGGCCGGAACATACCGTCCGACCTCCTGCCGGTGGCCGTTCTCCACATACGGTGCATACTCAATGTTGTTGTAGATTTCTGCACGATAATGTTTGCCGCTGCGCTTCGCCTTGGTGATGAACCAGTTGCGCCGCAGATGACCGCGGTCAACCGGTGTCAGCTCCTTGACGTCGGTCAGCAGGCCGTTCATCATCTCATCGAGCAGGCCGGTGTAGAAAGCGTCCATTTCCTGCTCACTTGCAGCGGCCTTAATGCGTTCGTTTAAGTCGCGCAGCTCGTGAAAATCACAGCTTCCCCAGCTTGCCATTACGCTCGCTCCTCTCGGACGGCAGAAAGCTGCTGATGCGTCGGATAGACCGCGCTCTCGCCGCTGTATTTCAGCCGATAGGTCGCGCCGTACTGCTGAACCACAATGCGGCAGCCCGCCGGGACAGCCAGATCAGGCGCACAGTAGATCGTGGCCTGATAGCTGACCTGACCGCTGTTCGCGTCGGTCCTGCTGTCCGGTGTGCCCGAAAACGACAGCGCACACGGGATATTCTCGTGCAGCACCGCGTCCGGCGTAACAACGGTTTCGCCATTCACGGTTTGCTTGCTTGTGCTGGTGACGGTCATCACGCCGTCATAGGTCTGCTCCAGCAGCGCACGCTCCAGCTCCGGATTGCCGAGCATACTACCACCTCATCTTTCGATAGGCGTTCAACTGCGCCTTGTAGTCGGTGAGGAAGTCGCCCGAGCCTGCCAGTGCCGCCAGCTGCTCCGCCGCCGTCGCAAAGGAAAAGGACGTATCCCCTCTGGACACGCCCTTTGCGGCAGGCTGCATATTCTCGTTCTGGAGCTGAACGCTGTTTACCAGGCCGCGCACCATCAGCGCTGCGGTGTTCGTCAGACCGTCCGGCGCCTCGGTCAGATTGCAGTAATTACAGATCTGCTCGAGCACCAGATCGCAGGCGAACTCAAGCGTTTCCTGCGGCAGGTTCGGCAGCAGGCTTTGCGCCCGCAGCATCAGCGTTTCCCTTGTCATTTCTGCGCTTCCCCCTCGGTTTGTCCTCGGTCGGCTCGGCTTCCTCCTCGGCGGTCACGGTTTCCACGGTAAAGCCCGCACGGCCGGAGAACCAGCTTGCAAGCCACTCGTTATCCGTCTGCGCCTCACCACTGACAAACTGCACGCCGCCGATCTTGCGGTCGTACTCCTCGTTCGGTGCCTTGATCTTGTACATAGCGCTTCCCTCACTTTACCTTGAAGTTGCGCAGCACGCCGGCAGCGCGGGACTTCTTGAGCACGGTTGCCGCTACCATCTCGACATCACCGGCCTTGACCGGGCCTGCGGTGCTGAAATCCGGCAGCGTGGTCGAGATCACCTTGCCGCCCATCGGAGATACGGCGTGGAAACCGTCCAGACCCAGACGGACAGCGTACAGGTCGGTCAGGCCGGTAACGGTGGTCTTGGACGAAGATGCGCCGTATTCGCGCGAAGTAATCGGCACGACCGGCTTTTCCTTCTTCTCGGCGGTATCGTAGTAATACTGCATATCCATGAACGGAATGCCGTTGTAACCGCTCATCTGACGGCCGAAAGCGTCCTCGGAGTGGGTCAGATAACCGGCACGGCGGGCGCAGGAGCGGATCTTGGTCAGCAGCGCCGCATTGCCGATGAGCATGGTCGGCACGCCGTCCAGTTCGGACAGGAACTCGTCGAGCATATCGAGCACGGTCTTGTAGTTGGTGTCGATCGCCGCCGAAGTGGACAGATCGATCGCCTTGGATGCGTCTGCGTTGATCTCGGTGGAAGTGCCGACAAGCAGCGTGTCCAGACCGTCAAAGCCCTTGGTGCCCTTGTCGCCGTTGATGGCGGTGTAGTGGAACAGGTTGGTGGTCGCCTTGATATGCTCCTCGAGCTGGAACTGCACCTCGTTGATCTGACCGTTCGCGGTACCCGCGAGAACACGGTCGATCTTGAACGTACCGCCGAAGATCTTGAGGTCAACCGACTTGGTTTCGCGGTCGGCTACAGTGTCGGTGTAGTCGGTGTTGATGTCACGGAAATCCGCGCCTGCCGGGGTCTTGAGCTGAGTGTAACCATAGGTCAGCGTAGAGCCGCCCGTGCCGGGCGATACCGAGTTATCAAAGGTCAGTGCCTCGAGCAGCATGGAGCCGCGGCGGAACTGGTCGATAACCTGCTGGTCCACATGGTTTGCCATGCCGACCTTTGCCTGTGCGAGAGTGATAGGCATTTTTCATTCCTTCTTTCTGTTAGCCGTTGGTGTTGTATACTTCTGCGAGAGCGGAACCGAGATCGTTTACCGTGTTCGGGTTGCCGCCAGACTGCGGATTGTAGCCGCCGCCCTGACCGCCGTTCGGGTTTCCGCCCTTGTCGCCCTGCTTGCCGGACTGACCTGCGCCGTCCTCCTCGAACAGCCATGCCTTGTCCTTTTTCAGACTTTCAACCTGCGCGTCAAGGCCGGTGATCTTGCCGTCCGCGCCGATCTTGATGTCGTCCATCGAGAGCGCCGCGCGGGTCAGCTGCGGATCGCGTGCATGGGCACGGGTCAGCGCAAGGTCGATCGCCGCATCGCGGCGGATGTTCGCGGTGTCGGTGTCGTACCTGGTCTGGAGATCCTTGAGGTCGTCCTCCAGCTTCTTCGGGTCCTTTCCGTCCCACGCCTTTGCGGTGGCACGCAGGTCCTTGATGGTGTTGTTCGCCGTGGTCAGCTCCTGTGCCTTGGTATCAAGGTCGGCCTTGGGAACGTAAGCGCCGCCGGCAGCGTTGACCACCTCAAACTTTGCGTCCTTTGCCGCCTGCTGGAACTGCTCCCAGGTCAGTGCGCCCTTTTCAAAAAGGTTTTTGAGAAATTCCATTGTTTTTTGCTCCTTTCATCGAAAAATGGGTATGAAAAAACCACCTTGGATTGAATCCTTGGTGGTTTAGTCCATCAGTTCTACTGTTTTGATTTCGGTTTCCAGCATTCCGGTCAGAACGCCGTTGTCGTCGCGCCGGATAATCAGCTCTGCAATCTCCGGTTCATTGTCCAGTGCGCCTACGACGGTGACGAATTTGCCGGTCAGCGTAATACCGTCCGTGCATTCCACCCTGAGGCGATGCGCTTTGTCATATGGGTGCTCGGTGCCGAGCAGCTTTTTCATGTGCTGAATGAGATCCATTGTTATCTCTCCAATGTACGGTCTTGATGACTAAGTCTTTGGTTGATAGTGAACGCCCGGTGCACATTCGATTGCCGGGTTTTCCTCCAGCTTATTCATATGCTCGCCCGGGATACCATCCGGAAACGCCTTGCAGCATACCCGCTTTCGGTGGATACAGGTATTGCACAGCACACCATGAACGCCCGACGGCTGCGAACAGCGTGCCAGAAACTTGTCATGATCGGACAGTTCTTCATATCGCCTGCTGCGTTCCTCGGGTGACAGCCTTTTGAAGTCCTCAAAGGTTAAATTTCTGTCAGCCATATGGTGTTGCCCTCCTTTCTGTCAACAATGAAACGCGATTCTCTCTTGAAAAGGATTTCCTTTTCGATTGTGTTGATACCGCGCATATCTCGGCCGGATTTGCTCTGAATAACCAGCTGAATATCCATATCCGAGTCATATACCTCCGTAGAAGTAGACGTGTATGCGTCGTATGTAACGATCGCGTCAACCTCATGCGCTGCCAGAAAAGCAGCTTTATCCGGTATCATGTCACTGGACAGAGAACGATATACCGTTCCCTCGTACACTGGAAGTTTATCCAGCGCCTTGTCAAGCCGTTTCGTCCAGCGCTGTTCCGCTTCGCTGAGCGATTCACCTCGGCGCAGCTTATCGTTTAGCGAATAGCTGGCCGCACTGACATACTTCTGCAGTGCGCTTGTTTCGCGCTTGTTCAATTCCAGTATAGCATTTTCCGGGTCGTTTTCAACATATTTCTTATGCCATTCCTCATATGTCAGCTTCTTCTCGACATACTCGGTCTTGCCGGTCGCGGGATTTCTGGCGGCACGCTTACTGCCAATTCGGAACTCCGTCACCGGAACGGTGGTACACCGGCAGCGCGGGTGCAGCGGCGGATAGTTGATGCCGGTTTCGTGCTCTGCGAGCGGAAACTCGCGCTGATCCAGAGCACCGCACACTGCGCAGGTCTTGAGGTCGAGTGCCGCCTCGAACCGATAGGACTTGACACTGGTTTCCCGGTATCCCTGTTCGGCAGCTTCAGCCGCCGTATGGGCGCTCTCGGTGTGGATGAGTGTTGCAGCCCGGCTCTCGGACACGCCCATGCGCTGGGCGAACTCCTTGGTCATGCGGTCAAGCGAGTCGCCGCGGACAAAGCCGCGCGAGAGCGTCTGCATCAGCTCACGGGTCAGCTTGTCCTTGTCCGCCCAGATGCGGGACGAAAATTCACTGCCGAGCCACGGCACGGCGAGTATCTTCTCGACCGTCTGCGGGTCAATGCGGGCGAAGGTGCTCGCCACATCGACCTGCTGGCTGACAGCATACACCGTGCGATAGTAGGTGTCGGTGTAACGCTCCTGCAAGTGGTCGCGCAGTACATCGCGCTGAGAGCCGAACAGCTCCATCATACGCAGCTCAACCTGCGTCTGCAACGCCTGCAAGCGCGAGATACGCGAACGGAGATAAACCTCCTCCAGCTCCTTGTCAAAGCCGCCTGCAAGTGCCTTATCCCGGAACTCGTCCAGCGACATCCGGAAGTCCTCCAGTTCGGCATCGCGCAGCAGCCTGCGTGCGTCTGCCATGCTGACGCTCTCGTTTGCGGCATAGCGAGCATAGAAGATTGAGAGTTCCTTATCCAGTTCGTGCAGAATGCGCTCGTATTCCCGATGGAACCGCAGACACAGGTCATCGTCCTCCCGTTTCTGCTTCTCGGCCAGCTCAATGGCACGCTTGCGCCAGTAGGCGCCGTTCAGCTTATCCGCCGCTGCCATCGCCTGCACCGTCCTTTGGCGGGAACCGGAACTGCGGCTGCTTCTCGGCTGCCGCCTGCTGTTCCTTTTCCAGCTGCTTCTGCTCACTCTCGGCATCGTCTACCCACGGATGGTTTGCGAGAATGGTTCTGTCCGAGATAATGCCGACCGACTGCTGCGCGATCTGCGCGGTTTCGAGGTCGTTCTGTACCATGTTGCGTGTCCATGTCTGGAGAATGCGTTTCGGCTGTGCGATACCCTCCAGACGGCAGATAGCGCGTACCAGCTCGGCAAAGCCGCTGCGGAACTGCGTTTCCAGCATCACGGCCTTGAGCTCCAGCAGACTGTACAGGTACTTGAGCGCCACGCCGGACGAGTTGCCGAAATTCTCAGGGTTCGGGTCAACGCCCATGCCGCTGACGAAGATCTGACGGCGGGTTCTTTCAAGAAAAGCGTTCCGCGCCTCAAACGGAATTTCCGCGCGGATGGTGTCCACGCCGCCGTCCCCCTCGACCTTGATGAGCTTGCTCTTTTTGAGGTCGCTCATGAACTCGGTCTTGTCCGTGCCGCCGTAGTTCTTGATGACGAAGATGACCTCCTGTACGTCCTCCATGTCGTTGGCGAAGCCGGAAACCACCTTGTCGTAGGCGTCGATCAGGTCGCGGTACAGCGGCAGGTCACCCCGCCGGTCGGCGTTGTTGTAGAACGGGATGAACGGCACCGCGCCGAGGCCGTGCCGCAGCTCCTGCCCGACTTCCGGATATTCGAAGTAGGTGTAGTTGCCGGACACGCCGTTCTGGCGGTAGAACCGGCAGGTCGTGTCGTCCCAGTATTCGCACACCTGCACGGTCTGACCGCTCTGCGGGTCGAGCATGGTGTAGCAGCGCAGCACGCCGACGAGGTCGCTCTCCAGTGTACCGGAGAACACCGGCACGATCTGTTCCGGGTCTACGGTGTGGTAGCGGAACCTGCCGTCTGTGCCGCGCCAGTAATGCAGCCAGCCGACCGAGGTGTTGCTCGCATCAATGCCGAGCTGCATGGCCGTTGCAGTGTACTGATCTCCGAGAATCTCTGCGATCCGCTCGTTGGCGGTCTTGTTCCCCACATCGAACACCGGCGGGTAGCTCAGCGCGTAGGAAACCTTCTGCGTCACGAGCAGATTATGCCACGAGTGCGAAATGCGGTTGTCCGCGAGGTGCAGCGGATTGCCGAGCGCCTGTTCGGTCTCTGCCTGCCGCTGCAAAACGCTGTTGTCCTGCTTGATGCGGTTGACGTTGCTGTAATAGCGCCGCGCCTCGTCCGCTGCGCGGATGAACTGCCCGTGCCCCTGTAAAAGCCGCTGAATCGTGCGGCTGTTCACTTTCACCATACACTGACCCCTCCTTTCCTGGTAAACTGCTCCGCAACGCCGGTTGTCGCGTCGGGAGCGTCATCGTGGGCGTTCTTGTCCTCTTTCTGGTAATGTAACATTGCTTTTGCGTACTCCGGCCAGCGGTCGCGCCAGTTCACCGGAAAATAAATGTGATCCTGCACCCACGTTGAGTTCGTGAGGATACGCGCGATCTTGTTCTCGCTCTGGTGGAACCACTCCACACGGCAGCGGTTGGAACCGAGCCGCCGAAGCTGCTCCTGCACGTTGCGGGCAAAGCCACGGCCGCCGTTGTTGCTCTCGATTTTCGCGAGGTTTACGCTGTGCGCCAGCAGTCGCCATGCGGTTTCCGGCTCGGTGATCTCCATCGGGTCCTTGGTGTAGTAGATGTCGAGCACATAGGCCTCGTGGTTATACTCGCCGTAGATGATGCTGCAAAGATAGTCCGCGCCGGTGTCCGCCGTGTCGGTATAGCTGCGGATATGCGTGAACAGCGGCTTGCCGTTTGCATCGCGCGGAATGTCTGTGTAGGTCTTGAAGCTGCTGTACAGACGACCTTTCAGATCGATCGGCTGCTGCTGGTAGTTCGCACTGGCGATCTCCTCGCTCATCGTGCGAACCTTGTCCTCGTAGTCCTCACGGGTGAGAACCGCGTCGCACAGCATCGTGCCGTCGTCCTGCAAGGCTTTCATCGTAATGAGTTCCGCATCCGGCCAGTGCTCCAGTGCACGGCCTGCGAGGTCGCCGGTCGCCCAGCGCGTCATGATGATAACGATCTTGTAGCCGGTTTCGGTTCGGGACAGCATCGTGTCCGTGAACCACTGCCACTGCTTGTCGAGTGCGCCCTCGTTGAAAGCCTCCTCGGCCTTCTTGATCAGGTCATCGAGAATCAGCTTGCGTGCGCCGAAGCCGGTCGCCGTGCCGCCCGGAGAGGTCGCAAGATAGCTCGCGTACTGTCCCTCAAGCGCCCATTTGCCTGCAGCGGCCTCGCCGTACTTGATGCGTGTCTGCGGGAAAATGTCCGAGAACACGATGCGGCTCGGGTCAAACCGTTCCTCCGCAATGCCGTCGCGGACCGCCCGTGCGAACGTCGTGGACAGCGTTTCGTTGTAGCTGCCGGTCATGATCTGCTCGGACGGATTGCGCCCAAACAGCCATTGGCTCAGCAGCACCGCCGTGCGGCTCTTGCCGTGGCGCGGCGGCATATTGACCACCAGCACCTTGCGGTCGCTCTCACAGAACGCCTGTAAGCGCCGACACAGCGTCTTGAGGTACGGCCGGTCCTCGCGGTAGAAGTCCGGCGCCATCAGCTTGCAGAACGACCAGAAATCACGCCGGGCAAGCTCAAGGCGAGCCGCCCTGCGAATGCGAGGGTCAACCATCGTCCGCCAGCTTCCGCAGCTCCTCGGTGGTCAGACCGGCAAGCGGGTTTTCCACCTCGAGAGTGCCGGAGTGCTCGATCTGCTGCACAAACGCGCCCGCCGCCTTGGCTCTCAGCTCCGAGGCCTTGAGCCGGTCCTTGGTTTCCTCGCCCTTGTCACGCATGACGTTCGTCCAGAAGGCGTTGATCTCCTCCATGTCGGCAATCCGCGGCGTTTCAAGGATTTTATCCCGCTCCGCAATGTAAACAGCAAGTTTCCGCAAGTTTTCACTGCCGATGGACTGAAATCCGTTGTCATCCCTCGCCTTGTATCCGGCAAGCCGCGCCGCTTCTGCCGCCGCCTTGCCCTGCTTGTAATAATCTACCCAAGCCTGCTGCTTGGCTGTCAGTTTGCTCACGCGCTCACCGTCCTTTCTGAAAAATGGGTAAAAGAAAACCGCCTACACAGTAGGTGGTCAAACTATTTTTCTACCAGAATTTTCTCTTTTTAGTTCTTCCGCATTTGCTACAAGAAAAGTAAATTACAATCACCTTATATCCCCAATAATCGAAATAATGTGTTCGATTTATTTCTTCCCAAATATGATCACACATACGCTTCTCCTTGCCTTTGCCCTAATGTAATGTTATAATATTGTTTAATCATCATAGAAAGAGGTGTATTTATGGCAAAGAAACATGTGTTTGTGTCTTTCGACTACACTAATGACAAGTTGTACAAATTCCTCTTGAACGCTTGGGATGCAAACAAAAATATGGATTTTGTGTTTAACGATTTTTCATCTGACGAAATCCAGACAAATTCTGTATCGGTTGTAAAGACAAATCTTACAAAAAAGATTAACGCAGCCACTTATACCTTAGTTATTGTGGGAGCGGAATCTACTAAACAGCATCCTGATCACGAACTTATTGGTTTTAATAATTGGCAAAGTTTCGAAGTTCAACGAAGTGTCGACGCAGGAAACAAAATTGTTGTGGTAAAGATAGATTCGTCGTATGATGCTCCTATTGAATGCTATGACATTGGAGCACAATGGGTTAACGGTTTTACTCAGGACGGCATCATTAATGCTCTAAACAACGCTTAATGGAACACCTTGATATTCTTTACGATCATTACAAAGACACCGTTGTACTTATGAAGGACGCTCAGCGCGACCGAGATCGTTTTTTTGTAATAATGTGTATTTTGCTAGCTCTTTTGTTCGTGTTCAACCTTGATCCATTGAGCACATTATCAACCATCCAGCAGATTGCAAAGAACCAATGGGGCGTTGTATCAATTCCGGAAACAAATGTAATACGTTCTTTACTATGGGGATTACTTTTGTACTACACAATCCGGTATATTCAGCGCAATATTTATTCTGAACGATTAACCAACTATATCCATACCATAGAAGAAAACTTTCAGCTAAACGGTGACTTGCCAATTTGCAGAGAAGGTGGAAATTATCTGCAAGAATATCCCCCAGTTCTTAATTTGATTCATTATATTTACACAATCATATTTCCAGTTTTATATTTATGCTTAATTATAATTGTGTTTATTAACGAATTTCAAAATGGCAATCCTCCTATCAACGGAATTATTGCGGCACTGGACTTTATCCTTGTGGTTTTTTACATGGTCTTTTTATATCGCCAAAAACTTTTCGCAATCATTCATCGTATAAAATCCGTCTTCCATATAAGAGTCGAGTAATATCGGCTCTTTTTATTTTCCACGAAAAAGCACCCTTGTTTCCAAGAGTGCCTTTCCGGAGGTGTTTCCAATGCTATGAAGCAGGAGAAATGCGGGACCTAAGTTTCATTCCCGCTGAACTTCATGATACCAGTATAGCAGGAAACCATGTGAACTAACATGGCCTGTTCGCATTTTCTTTCAGAATTTTTTCTGCTGCCTGCAATGCCCTGCCATGCAGCCGCATGACCCAGCGCAGAGTGCGGTCTAAGTCAACCGCGATTTTCTCCCACTTCTCAAAGTTTAAGTACCGCTTTGTGAGAAGTGTCCGCAGGGTCGTGTCCGGCACCTCGGCAATCACCGCCGCGATCTCCTGCTTGATGTCGATCAGCTTGTCGATCTGAGCATCCAACTGTGCGGCAAAGTCGGCGTAGCGGCTCAGGCCGCCATCTGAGGCACCGCCGCCGCCCGGTGCACCGCTCACCGATGCCACGCCGGACACGCAGCGGTCATATGCCCGGCGCTTGGCACTCTCCAAAGCCGTAATCTCGCGGTCGAGTGCCCACCCGCGGTTCAGCCAATCTTTTGTTGTCATAATCCTACCTCAACGTGATTCCGTAGTCTTCGAGTTCCTTTTCGAGATCGGCGATCGACACATAGCCCTTGGAAACGCTGTCCGCGAGGTAGTTTACCTCGTCCCAGACCCGCCGGAGCCGTGTGTAGCCGAAGCCCTCCTTATCCCGCAGCGCCGAGAAAAAGATTGCCCATGCTGTTGTTACCGCCTCGTTCTGCGCGGCTTTCTTTGCTTTTTGTACGTCCGCCAGTGTCGCCGGACGCCTGTGCGGATTGACACGCTTTTTCTTCATCGCCATACCTCCATGCTAAATAGCGCCGAACCTTGTCGCTGTATTTAGTCATGCGACGTCACCGTAACCGGAATGATCATCTCCGGCAGGAAATTCACCTCGTAGTGGAACTTGTCCACGTAAGCGCCGCTGACGTCCTCCACAACGTAGATCGTCCAGTCGTTGAGGTACACAAGGTGTTTCTTGTAAACGCCCTGCCCGGTCTCGACAGTCACCTCCAGCTCGTTCTCGCTGTTGTTCGAGATGGCGAAGTTGCCGATCAGCTCAAACACCGGCTTGTCCGTACGCGCATTGATGACTTCCAGACGGCGCGTGACGTTGAAATTGTCCGCCTCCTTCGAGATGTTGTACGCAACGCGCTCGCTCTCCCTGCAGGCCGACAGACTACACATCATAGCACCGCAGAGCAGTGCCGCCATGATTTTCTTTTTCATTTTTGTTCCTCCATGTATTTTCTCATAATTTGAACCGCCATGCGGCAGGCCTCGTCGTAGGCGGCTACCATCTTCTCTCTGCCGTGCAGACCGCCGTAGTATTCGATCTCGCCCAGGGCCTCGGCTGTCGTTGCCGGGTCGAGGATGCGGATTGCCTGGTTAATCGTCATACCTGTCTCCCTCCACCTCAAATTCCATCTGTCCCGGTAGCACGCCATCCTCCATCCACCAGTGAAAGCAGTCCATACCGGTCTCCCACTTAGTTGGCAAATTCCGCGCTCGCCGTGCCTTCAGCATCCGCTCAAACGCCCGGATATACATCCGCTCGTAAGTCGGATACCGGGCAAACTCCATCTGCCTTGTGGCGCGTCCTGCCATCGGGCAGCCGATGCAACCGACCCGGCGGAAGCCGCACTCATACAGCGGATTGACCGGGATATGCTCGGAACGAATGTAATCCCACACATCGCTGTCCGTCCAGTCCACGATTGGATTGCAAACGCGCTTTGCCTGCAATCGGCAGTTCTCGAACAACCGCCGGGCATCGTCATTATCATTGTTGATCGTGATTCTGCGGCTTATGTCTGCGGATTGTTTTTCGTAAATGCCGCGGTTCTTGCGGCGCTTGGCACTTTCGGCCCAGCGAACGCCTGTTGTTATCATGCGGCCCTTGCCGCCCTGCTCTTTGAGCACGGAACAGCAGTATCGCACAACGCGCGTTGGCGGCATGAGTTTTTGCGGTATCAGGCTCCACATCGTCACGCGCTGACCTTTGTAGGTCGGCAGGTTGACGGTACACTTGATGCCCTCGTTTTCCAGCCGGCGGAAAGTTTCGCGCACATGGTAGACGGTCTCCGGCGCGTCGGCCGTGGTATGATTGTGCTGTACCTCGTAGCGGATGCCCGCCGCACGCGCCAGCGCAAGGCACGCATCGCTATCTTTACCGCCCGAGGTGGTGATGATGAGCGGCTTGGCGTAGTAGGTTTCGCTCATCTCCGCGGCGAGGCGCAGCCGCTCGACGGCCTTGTGTTCCTTATCCACGGCAGCCTCCATTCCGCTTCCATCTCTGCCCGGTCATGCAGGCGGTGCAGTGGCCGTCATCTTCGCCGGACGGCTGGTTATTCTTGCAGGTCTCGCAGGCGGCGATGCGTTTGAGCTGTTTGAGCGCCGCGTTCCGCTGCTGACGGGTGCGCCGCAGAGCGTGTTCCAGCGCGTAGAGCTGTTTTTCCGTCTCCCGCAGGAGGGCGCAGCCGTACAGGCCGCAGTTGTGCTCGTGCCCGCAACCGAGGCACACGAGCGAACCGGTCTGGACTTTCAGGCGGTTCAGGTGCTTGATTAAATTCTCTGTGGTCATGGATCATTCTCCTTTCAGACATCGTTATAACGGTTCAGACAGCGAACATTATTGCAAAACCGTTTCCGACCGATTACCTTTAACGGCTGTCCGCAAAACTGGCAATACACCGCTTCTGTTCTCGGCGGAGTGTCATCCGCGTGTGTTCCGCCGTATCTCATGCGGTTCACCACGCACACCACAGAACCCGGCTGAGCAGCGGCGATGCAGTGTTCCTTTGCTTTGCAGTAATAGCACTCAGGCGTTGCCATCACGCAGCATCTCCTTCCGCAGCTCTTTGAGCTTATCCGTCAGCAGGCTCTCGGCCTTGCTCCCGGCTTTCAGCTTGCCGCCCTTGTCGCAGAATTTACATTTTGCCATTGTTCTCCTCACGATTCCCACTCGCCGCCGGCGAAAAACCATCCGGGTACCGCCGTTCCAGCTTCTCGATATTTGCCTGCATGATGTACTCCAACGGCACGTTCATCAGTTCAGCCATCAAAGTCACATACCACAGCACGTCGCCCAGCTCTTCGATAATTTTGGACGGCTGCCACGGATGTCCCTGATACATACACTTCTTGACCTCATCGGCCACCTCGCCAGCCTCGCCGGTCAGGCCGAGAGCGGCATTTGCCGTGTTATAGCACTTCGGCGTCGCTGTACGCATGGCCTTGCGCTGATATTCTTTAATCGTCATTGCTGTTCTCCTTACTACGGTTCATAACCCGATTTTTCCATTCCCGCTCCCAGTCCGAAAGCTGCGAATCGTCCTGCTGCCGTTCAGTACCGCCGATGTTCGTCGGGCTGAGATAGCCGCTCGAGTCCTCCTGCTTTGGTCTGCTCTGCTCCTTCGGCCTGGACAGGTCCGCTGCCGTCAGCACACCGTTTTTCAGGCGCTCCCGCAGAACCGTCATAAAGTACGGCACATAACCACGGCTGTCGTTCTTGGCGTGGCCGACTGCATAATGCGCAGTGGCGGTTATCACCTCATCGGTCATTCCTAATGACCTCATCTTGGCGATAGCAGAGCGGTTGGCCTTGTTCAGCCGTTCTCCTAAAATTTCCTCCACATCGCTGTGTAGTAGAGTAGAATTACTGTCTATATTTCTATCTTTTTCTTTTACTTTACTATGTGTACTTTCGCTCAAGGGAAACTGGGGTTTCTCGCTTGTGAAACTGGGGTTTCCCTCGCGGGAAATGAATTTTTGCAGCAAAACACTGCGAGAGCTGATCTCCCGCATTTCCTGCTCGGTCAGAAGCCACAATTCCCACTTTACCTCCGGATTGGTTCGTCCGGCAGTCGCAAAATAGTAGTGCTCCTGGATTCTGTGCGAGGTGATAATGCCCTGCTGGAACAGGTCGCCGTCGAAAAGCCCGTGCGCCGCCAGACAGTCTATCATCTCTGCAATTTTTTCTGCGTCCGGCTCATAGCGTCCGGACAATACTTCGCTTTTAATGGACCAGATCACGCCGTCACGGTCGCTATCGCCGTAGGCTAAATAATAGCCTTTGTCGCGGTACGCCATCACCAGCAGTTGTAAGTACACCACGATCGCCGCTGCGCCGTACTTGCGCCGTGCGGTAATCAGCTTCGGGTCGCTCATCAGTCCAATGTCGTGACGGAAATAATCCAGTCCGTCCTTGGTCGGTCTGCCCGTAGTATCACCTCCGGTTTTCAGGGCAGGAAGGGCGGCGAGGTGCCGCCCGGTTGCCGTATTGCTCAGCGCCGCGCCTGCACGCTGCACAGATCTTCCGCCATGTCCTGCACCATGTCGGCACAGTCGAAGTGAATGCACAGCAGATCCAGCGCGTTGTACAGCTCCGCCATGTACTCGGTCAGATTGGCGCGGCTGTACTTCTCCTGAAACAGCTCATCGTTCAGCCGGTCGGCGTAGAACTGCACGTGCTCGGTCAGATCGTCCACGCTGCGCCGCTTGGCCAGTCGTTCCAGATTGTCGTAATGGGTTTTCTCATTCATGGTTATACCTCTTTCTCATTTCGCGTTTGTAGAACCGCATCAGGCTGTCCACAACCTCGCCGGGCGTCATGCCCCAGCGGTCGGCGTACTTCGTGATCGCCAGCGCCGTTTTGTCGGTCAGCGTCAGCTTGATATTGATTTTCTTCATGCAGAAACCTCCTCTGCCTACCCGGTGGTTCGCCCGAAAAATTGACCGCAAACGGTCAATCCGTCTGCCTATTCCGGGCAGATCCGAATGCTGATACCCGGAAACTCCCTCTCGAACCGCCGCTGCCACGCTTCTGCCCTGCTGTTGCCGGCGGACAGGTGCAGCAGCCAGATGGTGAGCACGCCGCTGAGATCCTGCTTGTGCAGCCATTTGATAACGTCCGACACCTCAAAATGACTGTGCCGAATGCGCTCCTTGAGCAACGAGGGAATGCGGTCGCTGCGGTCCAGCAGGCTTTCCTCGTAGTTGCACTCTACGGCGATATAAGTCAGCCGATCAGCGGTGACACCCAGATTGGCGGTATCGACCGCCCAGAGCAGCCGCTCTTTCGTGCGGCCGTCCTCAATAAGGAATCCGAGCGGCTCCTCTACATTGTGATAGGTGCGGAACGGAACAACGGTCAGGTATCCGAACCGCAGCACCTCTCCTGCCCGGATGAGGTGCGCCGCATCCATTGCATCCTTGTGGGCGGCGGCTGTGCCCTCGCTCATGTATACCGGCACGCCAGCTTTCAGCATCTGTGCTGCCGCCTTGGCGTGATCCTGATGCTCATGGCTGACAAGGCAGGCGGTAATGTCCGCCACGCCATAGCCGAGCCGCTTTTGCAGCTCCCTGAACGACAGACCGCATTCCAGCAGCAGGGTCGTTTCCCCGTCCGACACAACGTAGGCGTTGCCGCGAGAGCTGCTCGCCAGTGATGTAAACGTCAAATCGGGCACGCTCCTTTGCTGTCAGGCGGCGTTTCCGGTTCTTCGGGCGGAATATCGACCTTTTCCTCGGGTGCGTTGTCCGCGAACTGCGTGGACTTGCGGATGATGTCCTGCACCCACTCGGGCAGTTTGCCGAACACTTCCATGTCCGGCTCATCCGCATCAAATACGAGGATTTCGCTCTCCGGCTGCGGTGCGGGAAGGCCTTTAGGGAAACCGGTGACCGCCTCGATGCGGTTGTACTTGCTGCCGTCATCCTTTTCAACGACGGTCACGCTGAGCATGGCCGGTACGCCTGCCATCTGCATCAGATCAAAGCCATCACCGGCCGGATCCAATTCTGCATCGGTCAGCGCCTTGCCGCGCCATGCGGTCAGCATCTGGAACAGCGCCGCACGCTCATGCAGCGATACCGTAAACCGGCGGGACGACAGCCAGCGCGGCTTGTCCTCGCCGTCCACCTCGACACGCTCATCCGGTATCTCGAAGATGAACATACATTCCTCGGCGTACTTGCCCTGCTTCTGCTTCTCGAACTGCTTGTACTGCTGACCGAGGTCAACCACAGCAACGCAAACACCCATATAAGTGCCGCCGTCCATCGGCGGAATGCTGCTCACGACCTTGCGTTTTGCTTTCAGGCTCATTCGATTCTCAACTCCTTATCCTGCTCCGAAACCACCAGCCGCACGACCTGCGAGCCGATAGGCCGCAAATGTGTAACACTCTCGGCGTTGTCCACGAAAAGCGGTACACGGCGGCCGAAATGTGCGGAAAGCGTGTCAATAATGTCCATGCCGATGTTGATCTGCATGGCGTTGTTCGTGCCCTCGAACGTCGAGCCGTTCATATCCATCGGCTCACAGCAGTCTGCCAGACCGCCGTTGACCTGCTCAGTGAACAGCCGCCAGCGCGTCAGGCGGAACTTGCTGTTAACGCTCTCGGTGATGGCCTGCACGCGGTAGCGCGTGAACTCCTCACACATGGCGATGAGCCTGTCCATCTGCTCGACCTCGGCGGCGGCAGTGCGCTGCTCGGCCTGCAATTCGGCAATGCGGCGGCGCGTATCAATGAGCGTCTGCTCTTTGGCGAGCACAGCATCACTTTCCAGCTTGCGGCGCGTCAGCTCGGCGTGCTCGGTTTCCAGACGGGTCTTTTCCGCAGCGGTGTCGCTGTTCAATCGGTCGAGCCGCTTTTCCGTATCCGTGATAAGCATCTGGATGGCGTTCCTGCGGCGGTCGTAGTCCGGCAGGTTCTCCGGTTCTGTGATGACCGACGGCGTGTAGCTGTCAAGCGCAGCCTGCGCTTTCTGCACCTCGTCCTGTGCGGATTTCAGCGCCGTTTCGGCACTCGCAAGGCGCTCCTGTGCGGCGGCAATGCCCTGCTTGACCAGCTTGCTGTCCTCAAGGAGTGTATCCTTGCGCTGCTGCTGATGGGCGGCAAAGGCTTCGCGCGCCTCTGCAACCTGCTCTGCCGGTAACGGTTGATGGCAGGTCGGACAGACCGTGTCCGTGAACTCTTCCGTGTCAATCGCACGCCAGCGGGCACGGTAATCGTTTAGGCGGGTTTCGCCGTCCGCGATGTACTGCTTTTCATGGTCAATGGTTCTCTGCAAGCGATCAACGTCCTGCTTGCGTTCGGAAAGCGCACGGCGCAGCTCGTCGGTCTTGTCCTCGACCGGCACGCGCTGGCTGGCAAGATGCGCGTTGTTTTCGGTTTCCAGCTCGCGGAACTGATTTTGCAGTGCGCCCAGCTCGTTGCGTGCCTGTGCGGCAAGGGTGTTGTTCGTGAGCTTCACCAGCTCACCCTGCACCCGCTCGCGCTCGGCCTGCAAACGGTCGCTTTCGCTGTGCGCTGCCGCGAAGTCAAGACTTTCCAGCTCCGCTACCATGCGGCTGCACTCGTCCACGCGAACCGGCAAGGTGTTGAGGTTTGCGTTCATGTCCTTGCGCTGCTTCATCAGCACGGACTTGTACTCGTCCACCGTCCGGCGACCGACTTTCTCGGTCAGCTCGGCAAACTGCGGTGCAGTCGCAAGCAGCTGCTTGTCCTCCGGCAGACCGCAGATCTCAGCGAGCAGCGTTCGGCGGTCTTTCCAGTGCATTCCTTTCGTTACCGCCCAGACGTCGGTCAGCAGCTTGAACTGCTGCTCGTCGATCAGCTCCGCGATGCGACGCTTGTACTCGTTTTCCGCGAGCGGCACATCGTCGATGTAGTAGTCGCGCGTGTCACCGGCGTAGCGCTCGATAGATGAGCCGCGCGGCTTCTCCCACTTCTCGCGGAGCACCTTGCGCAGCTTGAGCGGCTCGCCGTCCACCTCGAGAACAGCGGTGACCTCGGGCATCGTGCCTGCCGATGCATGGTGCGGCTTGATATCCGGCCGCACGTTGCCGGCGCTGTCCTTGTTGAAGAGCAGCCACGTCAGCGCATCATAAACGCTGGTTTTGCCTGCGGCATTGGCACCGAACAGGCTGTTCACGCCCTCGTGAAAGTCGAGGTGCAGCTTGGGAAAACACTTGAAGTGCACCAAGTCCAAAGATTTCAGTTCAATTTTCATTGACTTCCCGCCTCCTTGCGGGTATTATGTAAGTGTAATCTTTCATATGCCGCTGTTGGAATTGCCGTTCCTCAGCGGCGTTTTTCTGCTTTCACACCGATTTTGCGTGCTTGCGGCTGCAAAACCGGCTTGATTTTGCATTTTGCTGCATCTGACACGCGAGCGTCCGATGCCATCTGCGACAGAATATCGGATTCTTTCTTCTTCGTCCACATTCAGTTTTCCTCGTAGTAATGCTTAACGAGACTGCGCACGCTGATAAGCATAACGCCCAACAACAGTGCTGCCAGAACTGTATAACCGCCCATCGGCAGCTTGTCCATTTCAGCGTAGCCGCTGGCGGACAGCAGACCGAAGAACGACAGGCCGGTGATGATTCCGTTGATGCGATTCATTTTGTAAACACCTCCTGCAGTTCCTCCATGGGGATACGCAGGAACCGAACGATACGGCCCAGCTCCCCAAGTGTCAGCTTTTCAATGTCCTCCATCCGGCGGTACAGCGTCGGCGCGGACACACAGCCCATCGCAGCCGCAAGTTGTGTGTAGCTCTTGATTTTCGCAATCACCATATACTTGCGGATTAAGCCAATGAGCAGGTTTTTCTTTTTCTCGCTCATGTTCTCACCTCGCTTTCTTGATCTTCGTTGTTCCTCCTCGACCTGTGTGATATACTGGAAGCCGAAAGGAGGGATAGTCTTATGAAAGAAATTGATTTTGAAGCGATTCGTCAAACTGCCTTTGAGAACTGTACAAAGCATTTTGACGATGATGATCTGAGCAAGGCTGTTGTTCTGCAAGCCAAGCTCGCTTCGGTCATCGCAAAAGAAATGCTCATCGAATACCATCGACAGATTTCTGCAAGCGAGTAAGCATTTCTGCTGACACGGCTTCGACAGCCGAAGTATTTTGCCGTTCTTGTACCGCTAATACAAGGGCGGCAATTTCTTTCGCCTCGCCTTCGATGATGATTTTCATCTTTCTCACCTCGTTTTCTTGATCTTCGTTGCTCCTTCTCAGCCTATGTGATATACTGGAAGCCGAAAGGAGCGAAAATAATGGATCATAAAATTAGCGATACCCCGCAACTCCCTAGTGAACATATCGTGGAACAGCTCGCTTCCATTCAAGCCATGTTTAGTCGCGTCGATTGGAACGCTCAATTTTCATCATGGATGTCCTTTATGCAAAGCACATTCAATGCTGACAATCGGTACTCTCAAATTGCGAATATTTCTTACGTCCTGCAAACTCTGCAAGAATCTTTTTCAACATATCAACAGATGCAAGAGAAAATCGCTACTGTTGCTTTGCAAATGCAAAGTCAGTTAGATACCATATTGCAGCAGACTGTCCGATTTATACCGACAGTGCCTACAATAATTACGCAGCTTACCGAACTCCAAAATCGGTTATCGCAACTGACCGATTTAGAATTCCAACACCTTCAAGACGAATTTGAACCGTCCGACGAACTGGTTGAATCTCTGAACAGCACCTTGCAGAAAGCTACGAATATGAGCGATGAAACAGCAGATATGCCCTGTTTATCTCTAAGCAAGTCTTTCATCAAGGAAAATCTTATCGGTATTCTATCGCTTATTCTAACTATTCTCTTCCAACTTGCTCCCAATGCAGAACATCAGAAAACAATCCGTCAAAACGATCAAATCATTGAGCAAAACCAAAAGATTATCGAATTAGACGAAAAACGAAACGAGCTCTTGCAAGATATTGCAAACACTGTCCATCTGCTCTCCGAGGATATGAACTTCCCTATTGACCAAGAGCAGACTGTCGCTATTGAGTCGGATGAGGTTGTACATTCTCCAACTCAAGATCAGGACACTGACTGCCATCAGGAAAATAGTGATTGACTGAAATTTTGCTGTTCGCTCCAGCCTTTTAATCCGTTCACCGTCCGACAACGGTGGGCGGATTTTTTTGTTGATTTTCATCGTTCTCACTCCCTATTTAAGCAGTTATTGTAATTTCTTGATTTTGTGGTATAATTTCCATAAAAGGAGATGTCATATGAGAGATGAATTTTTTAAATATTATGTTGCTTTAGGCCATAGTCTGTGTTATTATCGCGAATACTACATACATACACGCCGAATTAACAACATAATCAGTGGCTTTCTTCTTCTCACGTCCGCGGCCAGTGTTGTTACATGGTCGTTTTGGAAGCAATACCCCTTGGTATGGACAATCATCATTGTCCTTGCGCAAGTTGTCCAAATACTTCAACCGCTAATGCAATCTTCCAAACAACATGAAGCCTTGAAATATATCATTCAAGATACCGCTGTTTTGTTCGATGATGTATGCGATGTATGGGAAACCAACTTTCTATACGAAACACCCAATAATTCAGCAGCAGTTCCCTCACTTCGTGAATTAAAGCAACGTGAACGCGCCAGCAAAACTCGCTATGCTCCCGAAATTGATTTTCCTTTCAAGAAACGTCTCGATAAACGCGCACAGAAAACTAACACCCGATATTTTTGGTATCATTATCAAGTTAAACCAGAGGAGTTTTTATCATGAGTAACAACAAACCCTGTTCGCCGTCCCCTTCTACCCCAAAGGCTCCTACTTCGCCTACGCACGAGCGTGGTATCTCTCAAACGCCTACATATATCATCCCGACACCGCCCCCGAAGAAGAAATGACCTTATCAGCGCAGCTCATCTGAGCGGCGCTTTTTTGCGCTCTTATATCGAGCATCTGACTTCTTCAACCAGCGGCAATACGCACACTGTGTATCAGGGCATTGGTGTAACACAATTGCCATAAGTAGTCTGTGAAACATAATGCCCGCGGCAATACCTGCTAAAAACATTTCCACTATTCTCACCTCACCCTCTCGCATGTCACCTTTGCAAGATACTTTCAGGCGAAAAAAATTTGATCCACTTGTTCAGGCTCGAGCTTGAACAGGTTTTTCATGCTCCGAACTTCTCCGAGAGAAAACTCAGCCCCTCCCGTTTCGTTCAATTTGGCGTTAAACCGCGATAAACTCAGCCCGATTTTGTTTGCTACATCTTCCTGGGTCATATCGTTTTCCTTGATTTTTCCCTTCAACATATTGACATTCATACCTATCACCTCTTTTCACCTTTTCAGGATACTTTTATTTTAGCACGTATTTTCATTTTGTCAAGATACTTTTTGTTGACTTTTTGAAAAAATGTGTTACTATTAAGATACACCAACAAGAAGGGCGTGATATAATGACCATCGGTGAAAAGATAAAAATGAAGCGCAAATCCCTTGGATTAACTCAGACAGAGTTAGGTGCTAAGCTGGGCGTACAGAAAAACGCCGTCAGCAAATGGGAATGCGGCCGCGTTGATGATATTCCGAGTTCAAAAATTAAAGTTATGGCGCAGTTATTCAAGGTGCAGCCATCTTATTTAATAGATGACGAAATCGTTGATCTCCCCTCCCCCGCCATCACCGAGGACACAATAACCTTCCCGATCGTGACCAGTGTGGCCGCGCACTACGACAGCGTATCCACAGACGAGAGCGCCACCGGCGAACACATCGAAGTGCCGGCTGTCTACCTCAAAGGCCGCAAGCCCGAGGACTTCTGCGCTATGCGCGTGCGCGGCGACAGTATGTATCCCGATTTCCGCAACGGTGACATTGTACTGGTGCTCAAGCAGTCAACCATGAACCACAGCGGCGAGATCGGCGTGATCAGCTACGGCGATGACGAAATGACCATCAAACGCATCAACTATGTGGACGGCGAGGACTGGCTCGAGCTTGTGCCGCTCAATAACCTGTATCCGCCCAAGCGCATCGAGGGTGTCGACCTGGAAAGTTGCCACATCATCGGCATCCCGCGTGTACTGATACGCGAATTCTAAAATAAAAAATCCCCATTCACTGGTTGAACCGTGAACAGGGATAGGATATTTATGCTGCTGCACTGTACCGCAGCGTGTACTTCTTGCCTCGATATTCAAAGCCATCTGGGTACTCGTGGCGTTCCAGCCACAGGCGTACCTTGGCAACGGCTGACTTCGTGTACTGCACGTTCGTTCCGGCGTGGCCGCTGACGGCGCTCTGGAATGGCGCAAGCTCTTTTTCCTCGGGCAGTACATCTACCTGCGCGATGATTGCGGAGATTGCGTGTGCGTGCGGTTTGCCCGATCGGGACAGAACGCCGAGCTGCATAGCGATCGCAGTCGCATCGAACAGCTGCTTGTTCAGCGTTACGCCCTCCAGCGGGATTTCCACACCCACCGGCGCGTACAGGCTCTTCATGGCAACAGCGACGAACTGCGGCGCCATACCGGCCTCTTTTAGTGTCTGGCGGATAATGCGTGCCGCGCTGTTGACCTCGCCGAGCCGCTTCTGCGATACCTTCGGCGCCGTGTACTCGCCGTGCGTGCGGATTGCAGGCAGCACTTCGGACGTTACCCAGCGCTTGAACGCTCTGGCCGTCGGCAGTTTGCTCAACAGGATCAGGCTGTACAAGCCGGATTCGTTGATGATGGTCAAATCCTGTGCTCCGCCAAGGGTGTCACATTTCGTTACCCCCTTGTCCTCATCGTCCACATGGTCAATGATGGCTTTACGCGGATTGGTGTAGCCCAAAATCTCTGCTACGTCCTTGCCGACAAACCACGGCTCGCCGTCCTTAGTCAGCGTGCGGACCTCGCCGAACTGGTCATTTGCGAAAATCTGAATTTCTTTGCTCATAGCATTCCTTTCGTCCATAGATGGAAAGGAGTGGCGGGAACATACCCCGCCATGCTTTACTCCAATGCCTTTTCCCCGTTTCGGGGTGAGTGCTCTTGCAACCGGTGGTATTATTATCGCAAACGGGCAAAGATTCCGCAAACCTGATTTTCAGCCGAAATTCAGGCTGACTCATAATATTTGTGTCAAATTTGAAAAATCTGTTTGCAAATCCAAAAGAACTTTCACATATTCGAGAATTTTTCAGATTTATCGCTGTTTTTCGCGATTTTTCTCTTGTTTTCTCTGTATTTCTCACCTTTCATATGAAACAGTCAAAAAAATCCCGCTCCAGTGCTACCAACACCAGAGCGGGACGGGGTACTGATTAAATTTTCCACAACCAATCAGTACCCCTATTTTACCATACTTTTTTCATGGTGGAAAGGGGTTTTTCTATTATGGCAACAGCAAAGAAAACGCCGTCAGGCAAATGGCGGTGCCTTGCCTACATCGGCAAAGACGAAAACGGCAAGCGGCAGTACAAATCATTCACGGCCGCCAGCAAGAAAGAAGCCGAGTTTCAAGCGACTTTGTTTCTGACGAACAAGCGGTATGAGGAGAACAGCATGACCATCTCCAAGGCGGTCGCGGAATACATCGCCAGCAAGGAGAACGTGCTATCACCGTCCACGATTGAAGGCTACCGCAACGTGGAACGCAACCGTCTGAGCGAGATCGCGGACATTGAGATCGCGGACTTCGACACCATCACCGCCCAGAAGTACATTAACCAGATGGCTCGCAAGCTCTCCGCAAAGAGCGTAGCAAACGCATGGGGACTTGTCGCCGCAGCAATCAAGCAGCAGGCGCCGGAGAAGGTTCTGACTGTTACTCTCCCCTCGAAGAAAAAGCGTGTCCGTGAGCTGCCGACCGCAGCCGAAGTCATCGCCGCAGTCAAAGGAACCGATGTGGAGCTGCCTGCGCTACTGGCCATGTGGCTCAGCCTGCGTATGAGTGAGGTGCGCGGTCTGAAATATAAAGATATCCGTAACGGCGTACTCACCGTGCGGCGCACCATCCTGACCGTTGACGGGGAGCATATCATCCGCGAGCAGAACAAGACCTATGAGAGCACTCGACGGCTCACGCTGTCCCCTTATCTGGAGAAGCTGATCGGCACCGGCGCTCCCGATGACTTTATTATTCCCATGACCGGCGAAACGATCTACAAGCACTTCGTCCGTGCGATCGAGGCCGCAGGGCTGCCGCATATGCGCTTCCACGACCTGCGCCATCTGTCCGCCTCTGTGCTCGTGTCGCTCGGCATTCCCAACCTGTATAGCCGTGAGCGCGGCGGCTGGTCTACCGACAGTATTCTGGAAAGCGTCTATCAGCATACGTTCTCTGCTGACCGTGCAGCCGTTGATACGAAGGTAAACGACTATTTCGAGGGACTTTTGAGTCTCAAAACGAATAGCAGCTTGAATAAGGGTTTTCAATGATAATGATATGTGAAGACATATGAAAGTGGAAGATGGATTTACATATCTGTAAGGCCGTGTTATACTCTGAACAGGCTAAACCCATGCAACACGAAATGCAACACGACACTTGAAAACGTCAGCTATACCGTCATCGGACAGGGCTTCAACTCCCCTCGGCTCCACCAAATCCAACACAAAACCGACGGTTTAAGCCGTCGGTTTTGCTTTTATCTGCAGCAAATAATATTTTTGTGAGAATGCGATTTTGCGTTGCAGCAATTTGCAGCCATTGACAGCCGCAAAATTCCATGGCATCGTTAAGCCACAGAGTCGAGAAGCATGGCATATGGCAGCATTACGCAGCGCGGCGACAAGTACCGCGTGTGCTTTGACTACGGCGTTGACCGCGAGGGAAAGCGTGTTCGCAAGTACCGGACGTTCGACACAAAGCGTGACGCGACCCGTGCGTTCAACGAGCACAAGGTCAAGATGGACAGGGGGACGCAGGTTATGCCGAGCGAGTACACGTTCGCGCAGAGGCTTGACTACTGGTACGATAATATTATCGTGCCGCAGATCGAGGAAACGACGGCATACGGTCATCAAGCATCATAACCTGCTGACGAACACGCTGAACGCGGCGGAGCGGCAGGAGTATATCATGAAAAATCCGATGCGTGCGGTGTCGCCGCCGAAAAAGCGTCAGCGCGAGGCGAAGTTCTACACGCCCGAACAGCTTGGTGTTCTGCTCGCCAAGGCTGTCGGAACGCGGCTCGAGCTGCCGATGTTTATCTGTGCGTATCTCGGACTGCGCCGCGGCGAGCTGTGCGGTCTGCGGTGGAGCGATGTTGACCTTGAACACAAGACCATCACGATTGAGAATACGCGCACGCAGGCCGGTAAAAAGGAAATCGAGAAGGGCACGAAAACGGCGTCCTCGACGCGCACGCTTTATCTGCCGGATACACTGTGCGATATGCTGAAGGCGGCGAAGGAGAATCAGCAGGCGTGCAGGGCAGAATACAAGAACGCCTACGACGATAACGATTATGTGGTCGTGATGGAGGACGGCAGGCCGTTCCGGCCGAATTATCTGTCTGAGCTGTTCGGCAAGTTCCTTGCGGATAACGATCTGCCGAAAATCGTGCTGCATGATCTGCGGCACCCGTATGTCAAGCACACGACAAAAATTTTTAGCTTGCGCTTGATGGATTTTCAAGCGCAGGCTTATCCTGATGCTCGGCGAAAAACTCGCGGAGCTTGTCAGCTTCGTCGGGGAGGACAAAGCCAAAGCCCTGTCCATCCACTCTGCAATAGAAAGCGATTTTCATATCTGCCACCTCAATCAAAAATATCTCGGATTTTGTACGCGATTTCCATGCGCTTGTCGGGGTACACCAGCACCCGGTCGATCAGCAGCTCGGCCAGTTCGGTGGTCAGTGCGTCCGCATCAAAAATCGCCTTGGACGCTTCCTTTCGGCTGTCCTGCCGTGCCTGTTCGTCCTGCTTCTGCTTCGCCTGTGCCAATACTGCGGCATAGGCGTTTTTTGTTTTCAGCAGCAGCTCGTCACACGCAGCCTTTTCTGCTTTGTAGGTGTTCAGGTCGATCTCACCCATGAGATAGCGTTCATACAAGGCGCGCTTACCGTCTTGCAGTGCCTCGATCTGCTGCTCATATTCGGTGCGTTCCGGTACGGAAGCATCTACCCGGAGCGTACCGTCAGGGGCAAGCGGTGCGGCGGCTTCCATCTGCTTTTTCAGCGTCAGGAATACCGCCTGCTCCAGCTCTGCGGCGTTCAGACGCATCTTGTGGCAGCGGCTTTCTACGTCCGCCTCGGAATGGCGGCAGTGATAATATGAGGTTTTCTGCATGGTGCGGGACAGCGCATGACCGCAGCAGCCACAGAAGGCTTTGCCTTTCAGCGGGTAGTCCCGCTTTTTCTTGTTTGGCTGGGAAAATCGGAGCTGGCTGGCCTGCACGGTATCAAACACAGCTTTCTCAACGATGGCCGGGTGATGGTCGGGGATGATGTACCACGATTCTCTGTCCTTCAGGCGGCTTCTGGTGCCGCCTACTTCGAGAACCGCCCGCTTGCCGATCACATACACGCCGGTGTAGCGTTCGTCCTCCAAAATGCGGAGAATGGTGGACGCACTCCAGATGCCATGACAGCGAGAAATATCGTGGGTGTGATTGCCGTGCGCCGCTTTGTACTGGCCGGGAGTGGGGATGCTTCTGCGGAACAGCTCCCGCGTGATGGCGGTGGCGTTGATACCCTCTGCGGCAAGCTGGAAGATAAGCTGCACGATGGCAGCGGCCTCCGGGTCAGGCTCCATTCTGCCATCGGCGCTTTTGCGGTAGCCGTAGGGACAGATTTTGCTCTGATACTCGCCGCGCTGCATCTTGGCGTACTTGGCACTCTTGGTCTTGATGGACATATCGCGGCTGTAATACTCGCTGATGAGGTACTTGAACGCCACGTCCATGCCGCCGGTGTCGCCCTTGAATTTGCTGCTGTCAAAATCGTCGCTGATGGAAATAAAACGGGTATGGAAAAGCGGGAATACCCGCTCGATAAAGTAGCCGGTTTCAATGCTGTTTCGCCCGAAGCGGGAAAAATCCTTGACGATGATGCAGTCGATCTGATTGGCCCGCACCAGCTCAATGAGCTTCTGTACTTGCGGACGCTCAAAATTCGTGCCGCTGTATCCGTTGTCGATGAACTCCGTGATCTCCGCGTTCAGGGCTTCCGGCAAGGAAGCCGCGTATTCGTGGAGGACAAGGCTCTGATTTTCAATGCTCAGGCTGTCGTACTTATAGTCCTCAATGGAGAGGCGGATGTAGAGGGCAATCACATATTTCTGCATTGTTCCAGCACCTCCGCATAGGTTTCAAACTCGCTTTGGAAGCGATAGCGCACCGTGATCTGCTTATCGTAGGATACCTCAATGCGGTCAATCAGCCGCTCGATAAGAGCGCCGGTCAGCGCACGGTCGGTCTTGATTTGTGCGGCGTCCTGTTCCAGCGCCCGGTGCTGTTCAATCTGCGTATCCATCGTCCGCAGACCGTCCTCCAACTGTTCCATTTCCACGGCGAGGTCGGCAATGCGGCTTTCGTACTTTTCCTTGTAGTCGAAATATTCATCCTTGGTGAGAACGCCTTGCACAAGGTTTTCATATAAGCTCCGCACGATACCGCGAAGCCGCTGGATTTCCTGTTTGCGGCTGGTGATCTTCTCCCGCAGCTCAGCGCGGTCAGCGGCCTGCCGGGGCAGCTCCGCAAGCGACAGGCGGTAGTCGCCCAAAGCGGTGTTGAGCGCTTCCTGAAGCATATCCGCCAGCATATCCAGCAGCGCATCCTCGCGGATGGTCACGCCGGGGCAGGCATCCTTGCTGATTCGGCTCTGGCTCAGACAATGGTAGAAGTACACATCATCGGACTTCTTGCGGATGTTTCTCTGCCGGTGCAGGCTGCCGCCGCAATGGGCGCAGAACACCTTGCCTTTGAGAAGATTCGGCGTATAGGCTTTGACCTCCCGTGCCTTGGCGCGGGAGGCGGTCTGATTGAGAATTTCCTGCACCGCCGCGAACTGTTCCCGGCTGATGATGGCCTCGTGGGTGTCCCGTACCACCGTCCATTCCTCGGCATCGGCCTTGACCTGCCGGTGATCCACGGTTTTGGTCTGTCCTTGAACGAGATCTCCGGTGTAGACCTCGGAGCGGAGAATAACGCCGACCGTTCGGGTCTGCCACTTGCCGCTGCCGAGCAAATTTTCATGGGTGATCTTACCCTGCATCTTCTTGTAGTGGCTGGGGGTGAGAATACCCGCTTCATTCAGCCGCACGGCGATGGTATTGAGGCCAGCGCCCTCGGAAGCCCAGCGGAACATCCGCTGCACCACAACGGCGGCAACGGGGTCGATGATAAGCTGGTGGCAATCGTCCTCGGCTTTCAGATAGCCGTAGGGAGTACGCGCACCGATGAA